AATAAATCTCTTATTGGTTGTCGGATCATTGTATCTATTCTTCAACTGTTTCACTAACATCTGATTCAACTGTTCTAATTCTTCAGTTGATATCAATGCAAACATCAAGTCTGCGGTCGCTGGTAACCCAAACGATTCTGATGTATCTTCCAAACCAATATCAGTTGATACAAAGCCTTGTCTGGTTGTCTGTGTTGCTGATAAAATTGGAACATTTAACTCTACAGCTAGACCTCTCATCTCCTCTGCAATACCTTTGATATAAGTATACGAGTTTACATTACTACCAAACTTGAATCGACTGGATGCACAGATGTTTATATAATCAATAAAGATTATATCTGGACGAAACTGTTTCTTCAATAAGAGTTCACTGTGCAATGCACGAAAATGTCCACAGTGTGCAGATGCAGTTGGATACTCTTTGATGATCAGCTTCCCTGTTGTCTTTTTTCGTATCTTATCAATACGACTATCATACATACGCCTTGGAAGATCGTGCAAATCTTCTAATGTTATATTCATCAGGTTGGCATCAATACGTTCGGCTATCTTTTCCTCTGCCATCTCCATTGTGATGTATAGAACATTCTTATTCTGAAGTAATGACGATGCAGCAACATGACACATGAACAATGATTTACCTACACCTGTGCCGGCAAGACACACATTCAATGTCTTGGGTGGAAGACCACCTTTGGTTATCTTGTTAAAGAAATCTAGATCAAATGGAATCTTATCTTCTACCTCATGGTAGTAAGTATACCGTTCATCAGATTGTTCTATATAATCATGACCGACATGAGTATCAAATGATACGGCCAGTGCATCTGTGAGAATAGAAGGTAGAGCTTCGGGTGTGTGTTCTTTTGACTTACCATCTATGATATGAATACCATCAAGGATGGCATTATAGATGGCCTTATCTTTACAAAATCGTTCCGTTTCATCTAACAACCACTGTTGATCAGCTTCTGGAACAAATACTGTTTGAGATAGATATTCTAACACTCCCTTATACTGTTCCTCATTAAGAGAAACTTTCTGAACATCTATTATAAGGGTTTCGATATTGGGATTTGATTTATACTTATTTGTATATCTATCAATCGTCTGAAAAATTACCTTTTCAATTCCATCTTGGAAATACTCAGGCTTTATAAAGGGAATTACTTTTCTTGTGTATTCCTCATTATGTATCAGACTACTCAGTATCGTTGTTTCTATTCTCTGTGTTAAATTCAATTCTGTCACTCTCTAAACTCTCATCAATAATATTTAATAATATATCACCTACAGCTGCGTCAAATTCACCTGTAGATAAATTCTCATCTGTTGGATTATACAACACTTCATACTCAAATGTCAAGGGAATCTCCTCAGCTCGTTCTGGATCTATCATCAGACCCTCATCATTATACATAGGAAATTTGACATCTTTATAATTCCATACCACACCAGCATATTTACCTTCCCCCATTCTATAACCCTGCTGGTCAGTGTCCTTATGAGTTACATAATAATATGAATAGTGTTTAGCCATAATGACAATACGAATGTAAAAGATATTTCATACCGGATACTGGCTTCAAACCTGCATGATAATATTGCCATGTAGGTGGAAACATCAACAGCCGTCCTCTCTTAGGTTTTACTTGATACGGTATATAGGTACCTGGCTTATTAATATTCAAAAACTGTGTCTCACCACCTTCTTCTACATCATTTACATAGATAAAGAAAGCAAGAAATCTTCGTGCAGTTTCATAATTCAAAACATCAACATGAGGATCAAATCTATCATAGTCATTAGCGAGATATCGTTTCATTCTTATAGCCTCATAGCCATATGAAGCCGGCCATTGTTTCGCCATTATATTACAATCAATCTTATAATGCATAATGTAATCTTGAAATACCTCTACCATACCCTTCTGTACAGATTCCCATTCTTCATGGTCCATTAATATTATCTGCTCAAATGCTATTCTTTCATCTCCATCTTCTTGATGTATCGTTTGAAAATACTCATGGGAGTCCTCAAACTTTTCTATCAATGTCTTACATGATGCTTCATCTATTACATTATCATAGACTTTAATTAAATTATCCATAACAAAACTTTTCTTTAACAAAAGTATCTAACTTCTCCATAACTTCATCTGTATAATATTTTTCTGGATCATTATTGATAGTCTTACCAAATGTTTTAGTGCCATCAGGTAACTCTATACGGGTCGATACTGATTTAAAAATATCAGCTTCTATCGCTAACTCTAAAAGACCATAATACCTGTCTAAACCCCTTGTGTAAGACAGCCTAACGTCTACCATTTGATTCTCTTTTGTAAGTCGTGACTTGTATGTCTTACAATGAATGATGTTACCTACCACTTCTGAACCATCTTTGTCTTTCTTCTTTGATAGATAAATGATTTGTGATGCAGCATACTTGAGGCCAGAACCACCACCCATCTCTTTCTGTGGGAACATAGAACCAATCACATCATAAGTGTGGTTAGTCAATATCAATGGTACACCAAGTTTACCAAGTTTCAATGTCAATACTCTAAAAGTTGCCTTGACAATCTGTGACCGTGTCATATCTCTGGTTTCTTTACCAGCTTCTGTATCTTCTATCTCTTTCGTTGTAGATAGCATACCCAAACTGTCAAGACAAATTATTAATGGTTTTCTTTCTTCATCATTTTGATATGCTTCTAATACTGCTAACACTTGATAACGAAACTCTTGTACCGTTGTGACAGGCAGTATTACCATTCTTGTAGAATCTATACCTCGTTCTTCAATCATATCTTTAGTGATAGCTGATTCACTCTCAAAGAAAACTACATTCGCATTTGAATCTTCTTCTAAAAAAGCCTTACAAATACCTAAGACAAAGAACGTCTTCCCCGTCGCCGATTCGCCAGCGAGGGCAGTAATCTTGTTTTGAGGTAACCCACCATAAAGGCTACCGGAACAAAGAGCATTAAAAATAAAACTCCCAGTATCGACATAACCACTGACATCAGCAGTAGCAAGACCGTCGCTAACAATTGTACCATATTCATTCCCTGTTTCTTTAATTACATTCTTCAAGAAGTTTGACATCTTGTTTTTCTCCTTCACACCAACTCATAGTATACCATTCAATCCCTCTCTCCTTAAGCATCTTTGTTACTAGATCCTTTTGAGAGAGAGGAATATTCATTGTTTTATACTTCTTATTTTTATACACCGCCAGTAACAATTAGTTTTTGCCTTTCTCTGTAAAGTGCCTCTTGTATATGCCTTGTTCGACCATACGATCTTCATACAATTCAATCTTTCGGACAATACGCCGATCAATCCAATGTGCTAAAAGAACTATGCAAACTAAACCTATACCTATAGCCCCTAACAATATCATTTCGCCACTCATTGTCCGTACCTCACTAGGTTAGCTTCAAACTCATGCAGACGACGCCATATTGAACGCAGTTCTGTAATCGTTGTCCAGTTGTGTAAGAATAATGCAAAGCCTCCATGCACTCTACTGAACGCATTACTAACCTGCACCATGACACCAAGTGTAATCATACCGGTAAACAAACCAGGACCCATTACAAGGTAAGGTGCAATAATCATAAACTGGTCATAAAACACAACCCAACAATCAAAATATCCATAATGCAAATACAATCTATGATAATTATATCTAATACCTGTGAACAGTTCGCCTAATGTTTCAGGCTGTGCAAAGTTGATCTTGTCATCTTCACCGAGCACCAAATCTTTTCGGAACGCAGCTTCTACTCTCTGGTTATTATATTCTAGATGTGGTAGTTTCCAACCAACAAACCAACTGATTGCCATACCACCTAAAGATACTATCAGAGTTGCCCATACTAATGAGCCTTCTATATCTCTAATGATAGGTATGTCTACCTTATCACTAAATCCCCACAAGATTGGAATAAACGCAATCAAAGTCATCACTGCTCGAACTACTTGCAGTCCTAATGACTCAATGATTCTTGCCCATCTATTACAATCTTCTTGTAGACGTTGCGATGCTCCTTCAATTTCTCCATCGACAGCACGCCATCTCGGAATATAACTGAACGTCATAGCTTGACGCCATCGTAGCCCATAGATTCGTGCAAACCATCCTGTAAAAATAGCAAGTGCTATATACGGGAATGCAATCTCTGTAAAAGATACTGTAGCAACTTCGCTATTGAAACCGCTCATTGTATATTGTAAAGAAATCAATTGAGAATACAATTGACTAATACCTTCTTGAGGCTTGTCTACATAGTCACCTGCATTTTGCAGCAGGTCATAAAATACTCCATACCACTTGTTGATAGCTACAGTCATTTGTACCTGTAACCACAACGATCCTATTAGTGCAATAAGGCCGCCCCATGCCCACAAGGCCCATTCCCTATTCCACCAAAACGACTTTAACATAACTTATTTTTCTCCTACTGGAACAGACCTTCCAGAGTCGCCCTCCGTTTATGGCGAAACAAATCAAATACTTTATTTTTACCAAAGCACCATACGTTTTCTATGTATAGTTTATTCATAAATTCAACTAACTCTTCCTTAGTTCCAAATTTATTCTTCCCTTGCGGCCGTTGCATGATTCTCATCCCAATTTGCCCAAGAAAATCTGGTTGTAAATGATCTACTAATTCATCACATGAATAGTATCTCACATTTTTAATTTTGGGATCCATAATGTTAGTCATTAGAAATCCTTTCTCACTTAAAGCATTAAAACTATTTAGAGCCACGGGAAGATAAAACTCATCCCGCCACCTTTCATATTCTGCAAACTTGGACCATGATTGATCTTCTTCAAATTCACCACCCTCATTGTATCTTTCAGTCGCAAAGTACGGTGGAGATGTAAATGCACAATCAACATCCTTTATCATATCCCAAGGTAAATCTTCAGCACCACACCTATGTATTTGTGTTGTCTTTCCTGGTGCCATTTTACTATACTCTCTAATCATTTCAGAGTATATTTCAAATGTATTTGGATTAGGATCACAACCTATATAATGTGTTGCATCTGATGCAAAGAACCCAGCAAGTCTATCACCCCAACCCATTGACGTATCAAGTACTGTCTTGGCATCAGTCATATTATAGATAGTCTTTGCAACAATAGGTTTAAACTGCGTTGCAATATATGTACCTAAACGTAACACTTCCATCACACTCTTGGGACTTAAATCTTGAGATGTATTAACACCTCTCCATAAGCCACCAATGGATGACCATATCTGTTTGGCTGTTCCTTCTTCCCATACTTGTGCTGGCGCCTTAAAACCATAAGACCCACACCGCAATCGTAAATGATTCATAAAGTAATCACTACATGAATTATAAGTTGATGGTGTATCAATCAGACCTTGGCCACAAGTTTGAAATTCATACTTATAGTCATCATACTTTTCTATGACTTCATT